GAAGAGTCAGAAACCTAGTCGGATCGGAGAGCTACCGTGACATCTTCCCTAACGTCTCTTTGCAAGCTGACAGCAAGTCTGCTTCTCGATGGGGTACTAATTTTAATGGTGAGTATTTTGCTATCGGTGTTGGCGGTGCTCTTGCTGGTCGAGGCGCTGATCTGTTCATTATTGATGATCCCCACTCAGAACAGGAAGCTAAACAAGGTCGCGCAGACGTTTTTGAACCAGCTTGGGAGTGGTTCCAGTCAGGCCCCGTCCAGCGATTGATGCCGGGTGGTGCGATCATCGTGGTGATGACGCGGTGGTCGAAGATGGATCTGACCGGCAAGATCGTCGAACACATGATGAAAGAAGACGGGGCGGATGAGTGGGAAGTCGTGGAATTTCCTGCGATTTTGAATGAAAAGCCGCTCTGGCCAGAGTTCTGGGATATCGATGAGTTACTCGCTAAAAAGGCGTCGATGGACGTGCGGTATTGGCAAGCCCAGTACATGCAGCAGCCGACATCCGAGGAAGGCGCTCTTATAAAGAGAGAATGGTGGCAGGTGTGGGAGGCAGAGAACCCACCCTCTTGTGAGTTCGTGATCATGTCCTTGGACGCCGCCCAAGAGAAATCCAATCGTGCCGACTTCAACGCGCTCCTCACGTGGGGCGTCTTCAAGAACGAGCAGACCCAGAACTACAACATCATCCTTTTGAACGCCGTAAAGCAGCGACTAGAGTTCCCTGAACTGAAGGCGATGGTGCTGGAGCAGTACAAGGATTGGAACCCAGATAGCTTCATCGTTGAGAAGAAATCTAACGGCGCGGCGCTCTACCAAGAGATGCGGCGGATGGGCGTACCGATATCGGAGTTCACCCCGGGTAAGGGACAGGACAAGATTTCCAGAGTGAACGCGGTGACGGACCTCTTCGCGGCGGGTATAGTCTGGGTGCCTGACCGTCGCTGGGCGTGGGAAGTCGTTGAAGAATGTAATGATTTTCCGGCAGGTACGCACGACGACTTGGTGGACGCTACAACATTGGCACTCATCCGCTTCAGGCAGGGTGGGTTTATTCGACTTCCCTCTGACGAGCCGGAACCCATCAAGTGGTTCAAGAGCAACAGAGGCAAAGGGTTTTATTAGGAGATTTAAATGGCCGTCGATAAAAGTTTGATGGAGGCTCCCCAAGGTATCGCGGTCCTTGCCGCTGAGGTGGAGCCGATTGAGATCGAGATTGAGATCGAAGATCCGTTTGAGGACGGAGTAGAGATTAGCCTTGAAAACGAGGCACCCAGAGCAGAAGACTTCAATGCAAACCTTGCCGAGTACATCGGTGAGAATGAGCTTCAGTCCATCGCCTCTGAGTTGCTCGGTCAATACGAGCAGGACTTAGCTTCCCGCAAGGATTGGCTCGACACCTACATCAAAGGTTTGAAGATCCTCGGCATTCGCTACGAGGAGAGAACGGAGCCTTGGCCCGGTGCGTGCGGTGTGTACCACCCCCTGCTCATGGAGAGCGCGGTCAAGTTCCAGTCCGAGACGATCATGGAGACCTTCCCAGCGATGGGTCCGGTCAAGGCCAAGATCATCGGCAAAGAGACCCCGGAGAAGAAGGACGCTGCGATCCGCGTTGCGGACGACATGAACTACAAGCTCACGGAGCAGATGCCTGAGTACCGGCCTGAGCACGAGCGCATGTTGTTGAGCCTCGCCCTCGCGGGTAACTCGTTCAAGAAGATTTACTTTGATCCTTCGTTGAACCGCCAGATCGCGGTCTATATCCCGGCTGAGGATATCGTGGTGCCCTACGGTGCTGCGAACTTGGAGACGGCTGAGCGCGTTACGCACAAGATGCGTAAGACGAAGAACGAGTTGGTGAAGCTTCAGTACGCTGGGTTCTATCGTGATGTGGACTTGGGTGATCCGGTTCGCGTCATGGACGAGGTGGAGAAGCAGAAAGCTGAAGATCAAGGCTTCAGCGCGAGCATGGATGACCGGTTCCAGTTGCTTGAGATGCACGTGAACCTCGACCTGCCGGGTTATCCGGATGTGGACGATGACAACCACGAGACCGGTATAGCATTGCCTTACGTCATTACAATTGAGAAGGGCACGGGGACGGTTCTAGCGATTCGTAGGAACTGGAAAGAAGATGACAAACTCAAATCCAAGCGACAGCACTTTGTTCATTATGGTTACATCCCCGGCTTCGGGTTCTACTACTTTGGTCTCATCCACCTTATCGGTGGACACTCTAAGGCTGCTACATCACTTCTTAGGCAGCTTGTCGACGCAGGAACCCTCAGCAACCTTCCGGGCGGTCTCAAGTCACGCGGGCTTAGAATTAAGGGAGACGATACGCCTATTGCTCCGGGAGAATGGCGCGACGTAGACGTACCAAGCGGTGCGGTCAAAGACAACATCCTGCCGCTTCCGTACAAGGAGCCGAGCCAAGTTCTGGCTTTGATGCTGGATCGAATCGTCGAAGAGGGACGCCGCTTCGCTGCGGTGTCGGATCTGAAGGTTTCGGATATGTCCTCGCAGGCTCCGGTCGGCACGACGCTGGCTATTTTGGAGCGCGTTCTTAAGGTAATGTCGGCTGTTCAGGCCCGCATCTACTACGCGATGAAGCAGGAGTTCAAGCTCCTCGCTGCGATCATCCGAGACTATACGCCAGAGGAGTATAGCTACGAGCCGGAAGTCGGAACCCGCAAGGCAAAGAAATCCGACTACGACAACGTCGATGTCATCCCGGTATCTGATCCAAACGCGGCAACGATGTCGCAGAAGGTTGTGCAGTATCAGGCTGTCATGCAGTTGGCCCAACAAGCCCCGCAGCTATACAACCTTCCGTTCCTCCATCGCCAGATGATCGAGGTGCTTGGAGTTAAGAACGCGGAGAAGCTGGTCCCAATGCCGGACGATCAGAAGCCTCGCGACCCCGTCACCGAAAACATGGATGCACTGACAGGTAAGCCACTGAAGGCGTTTATCTATCAGGACCATGAGGCGCATATCGCGGTGCACATGGCGTTGGGACAGGACCCGAAGATGGCGCAGATGATCGGACAAAATCCGATGGCGCAGCAGATCACGGCGTCGTTGCAAGCTCACATCATGGAGCACATCGCGTTCCAGTATCGCCGGGACATCGAGAAACAACTGGGTGCGGCACTACCGCCACTCCCGCAGGACGACAACGACGAGTACGACTTGCCGCCAGAAATCGAGGCGCAATTAGCCCCGTTGGTGGCAGCCGCTGCGAACAAGTTGCTCCAGAAGGATCAGGCAGAAGCTCAGATGCAGCAGGCCATGCAGCAGGCTCAAGACCCGCTCGTGCAGATGCAGATGATGGACCTGCAGATCAAGCAGATGGAGGCTCAGACCAAGCAGATGAAAGCGCAGATGGACGCGCAGATTCAACAGGGCGAGTTGGCTCGCAAACAGCAGAAAGACCTCTTCGATGCGGCGGCAAAAGAAGACGCAAACCGACTCCGAGAGGCCGAAATCTCTGGGCGTCAGCAGCTTGAGGCGGCACGACTCGGTGCCGAGATTGAAGAGCATAAGGCCGAGCAGGCCGGACGGATGGAGACGGAGGGTCTCCGGATCGGAGTGGATATTGCGAAAAGCAAGGAGAAATCCTTGATTGAACGAGTGAAGAGTGTGCAACCGGCAAAGAAGCCGGGAGCTAAATAAAGGAGGACTAGATGGGTTATTCAAACGCTCTGGAATACTTGGACTCAAAACTCCAAGACGAGCGCACTTTAATTGTAGAAACCTTGATTCAAGGCAAATTGAACGAGGCGGAATACAAACGGCTTTGTGGGGCACTTCAGGGTCTCGACCTCGCAAAGAACCATATCCGAGACCTTGCAAAACGCTTGGAGCGCGACGATGAGTAATATTGATATTGAGAAGACGCAGGAGGAGGCAAAGAAAGCCTCGCAACTGCCAGACCCGAAAGGGTATCGAATCCTCTGTGCAGTCCCGCACGTAGAAGAGGAATACGAAGGCGGCATTATCAAAGCCGAGGACACCAAGAGGACGGAGGAACTGACTACGGTCGTCCTATTCGTCATCAAGATGGGTGACCTTTGCTACACCGATAAGGACCGTTTCCCAACTGGCGCTTGGTGTAAGGAGGGCGACTTCGTGTTGACCCGCCCCTATGCCGGTACCCGTTTGGTCATCCACGGACGTGAGTTCCGCATCATTAACGACGACACGGTGGAAGCAGTTGTTGACGATCCCCGTGGTATCCGTCGCGTTTAAGGAGTAAACCATGCAAGAAGAATATAAGTTTCCGGACGAGATAGAGCAGCCTACGGAGGCCCCGGAAGCGGAAGATAGTATCCAAGTCCAGATTGAGGACGATACCCCGCCAGAGGACCGAGGCCGCAAGCCCCTCCCTAAAGAGATGGTGGAGGAGTTAGAAAACGACGACCTTGATGAGTACTCGGAGAAGGTTAAGAAACGCCTCTCCCAGATGAAAAAGGTCTGGCACGACGAGCGCCGAGAGAAGGAACGTGCCGTACGGGAGCGAGAAGAAGCTCTTAAATTTGCCCAATTGCGCGAGCAGGAGATTCGCCAACTTAAGCAGCGGGTCGGTACGAGTGAACGTGCCGCCGTCCAAGAAGCCGAAAAGATGGCTACGATGGAGCTTACTTCGGCAAAAGATCGGCTCCGGCAGGCATATGACAGCGGGGATTCGGGCCGTATTACGGAGGCTCAGGAAGCCCTCACAGATGCCAAACTGAAGCTTCAGAGCATTGCTAGAGTGAAGCCCACTTTACAACGCGAAGAAGAAAGTGTAGAACAGAATCAACAGGTTCCGGCATATCAGCCACAAGTCCCAGAAGTTCAGGTCGATAAAAAGGCCGAAGCTTGGCGGGAACGAAATACGTGGTTTGGTGTAGACGAGGAGATGACCGCCCTCGCGCTGGGTCTGCATGAAAAATTGGTCCGGTCAGGTGTTGAT